TCGAGGCCCGGCGCCGAAGCCCAATGCACGCAGGCGCACGACTGGCAAGGCGCCGGACAAGATCCCAACGACGACGGTCGCGTCGGCGCCGCTCCTGGACCCGCTCGGTCCCGAGTTGCCGGGCGATCGGGAGTGGCCGCAGCAGACTCGCGAGTGGTGGGAGTCTTGGCGACGTTCTGAGCAGGCTCGCCTGTTCATGCAGTCGGATTGGCTGTTCTTGCAGGACATGGCGCTGATGCACGCGATGGTGTGGAGCCTGTCGATCGATGATCTGATCGCGAAGATGGGTCTGGTGACTGGCCTGCTGGGCGAGTTGCGGTTGCGGTGCGCGAAGTACGGCGTGACGATCGAGGACCGGATGAGGCTGCGGGTGACGCAGGGCGCGGCGCCGATGGTGGCGCCGGTGGAGGTCGCGGCGGCTGAGCCGGTGGTCGGCGATCGTCGTGCGCGGTTGCTCAAGGCCGTTGATGGCAAGGCTGGCTAAGAAGCCGCCGGTGGTGGCGTCGCCGGAGTTGGTGACGCTGGGCTGGGGTGTCATCGAGTGGATCGAGGCGATGCTCGTGCATGGCCCTGGCGATGTGCAGGGCGAGCCGATCGTCCTCGACGACGAGCAGGCCGCGTTTTTGTTGAAGGCGTATGCGCTGGATCCGATCACTGGCCGCAGGCTGGTTCGCCGTGCGGTGTTCTCCCGCCCGAAGGGCCGGGCGAAGTCCGAACTGGCGGGGATGATCGCATGCGCGGAGGCTCTGGGGCCGGTGCGTTTCGACGGCTGGGATGCCGCTGGGTCGCCGGTAGGCCGTCGGGTGAAGTATCCCGAGATCCTGTGCGTCGCGACGGAAGAGACGCAGGCGGGGAACACGTACGACAACTGCTCGTACATGCTGAGCGAGGGCCGGGTTGCGACGGAGTATCCGGGGATCGACGTCGGTCGTCGCGCGGCGACGAGCACGCGGATCCTCCTGCCGGATGGCGGGACGATCGAGCCTTCGACGTCGGGTGCGATGTCCAAGGACGGCGGGAAGAGTTCGTTCATTATCTTTGATGAGACCCATCTTCACTACAAGCCGGAGTTGTTGCGGCTCAACGCTTTCCTGAGGCGCAACCTCGGGAAGCGGAAGGCTGCGGAGCCGTGGGCGTTCGACACGACGACGATGTACGCGCCGGGCGATGGATCGATCGCGGAGATGACGCACGCGCTGTACCGCGAGATCCAGGAGGGCAAGCGCCGGAACCACGGGCTGCTGTTCGACCACAAGCAGGCGCCGACGGTGCCGGACCTCGCCGACACTGACGCGGTCCTCGCGGCCCTGGTCGACGTGTATGGCCCGGCGGCGTCGTGGATGGATCTCGACAGGATCGTCGCGGAGATCCAGGATCCGATGTCGGATCCTGATGACTCCAGGCGGTACTGGTTCAACCAGCCGACAGGCAGGAATGTCAGCCAGTGGATCGGCGATGACGAGTTCGCGGCCCGCGTCGCGATCGGTCGTGATGTGCCGCCTGACGTCAAGGTCGTCCTCGCGCTCGACGGTTCCTTCAACGACGACTCGACCGCAGTCATCGGCACGACCGTCGAGTCGGTCCCGCACCAGTGGGTCGTCGGTGCGTGGGAAAAACCGATGGACGCGCGGCCTGACTGGAAGGTCGACATCGCGGATGTCGAGGCCGCGATCGGCAACGCGATCGACCAGTACCGCGTCGTCGAGTTGACCGCCGATCCGTTCCGCTGGGAGCGGACTCTTCAGGTGTTCGAGGCGTCGGGGGTGACCGTGTCCCAGTTCCCGCAGACCGCAGCCCGAATGACCCCGGCGACCAACGCCTACCGGGATGCGGTGCTGCACGCGGCGCTCACCCACGACGGCGACCTCCGGCTGCACCGGCATGTGACGGGCGCGACGGTGAAGAACGATCATCGGGGCACCCGGCTCGCGAAGGTCCACGCGACTCGGAAGATCGACCTCGCGGTCGCTGCGGTGATGGGCCTCGATCGCGCGGTCTGGTGGCAAAGTCAGGCGCCGGTCGAGTATGACCTCCTCTCGAGTTTTGGATGACGGTGACCGTCCTTTGGGGACCGCCGCTCAGCGGCAAGTCCTCGTACATCAAGGACCGCGCGAGGACCGGCGATGTCGTGATCGACATGGACCGGCTCGTGAATGCGATGACGGTCGACGCACCGTCGCACTTCGAGATGCCGCAGCCGATGCGGGAGCCGGTGTTCAACGCGCGCAGGGCTGCGATCGACGCGGTGTTCAAGGAAGCGGCGAGCCCGGATCTGACGGCGTGGGTGATCGACTCCGGTGCGGACGACGCCCGGCTCTCCGAGTGGGAGGCGGCTGGCGCCGACGTGGTGCGGCTGGTGATGTCACGCGAGGACGCGCTCGCGGAGGCGCAGCGGGTCCGTCCGCAGTCCGTGCCGCAGGTCATCGCGTGGTACGCGAAGCATGGCCCAGATCTTGTTGGCGCGTATGACGTCTCGGACTTGCGCTTCAACCCGAACCAGCCGCGCGACGCCGACGGCAAGTGGGGCAGCGGCGGTGGCGGCGGTGAGCAGATCGGCCCCGAGCGGAGCCTGTCGCTGATCGCCGAGACGGTCGGCATCGGCGACCCCGACAAGACCTCCTACGGGATGTCGGAGCAGGTGAACAAGGCAGACGACTTCAGCACCGCCGACCGCGCGGAGGCGAAGGCGATGGTGGCGAGAAGCGTCTCGGCCCGGATGACGTCAAGCAGTGAGGACATCCTCGCCGAGGCCGAGGCCGGGCGGGTCCGCGACATCAGCGACTACACGAACCAGCCGCTGCCGATCGACGAGCGGGCAGCGATCACGGCGCAGCCGGACGACACTCAGTGGGAGAACGTCCTCCTCGTCTGCTCGTCGCGGGACGGCGCCGTCGAGGTGCAGGAGGCGATGAACCTGCTGGATGACAGGCTCTACGACAGCGCACCGACCAGCGGCAGGACGAGGGCCGATCTCATGCGGCACGTCGACGCGGACGGTGTCCTGCATGATCCTCACAGCGACTGGGGTGATCAGGAATGGGCGATCGCGGGGACTCCTGCCGCGCAGCGCAAGGCCCGCGAGTCGATGGTCTCCAGCCTCGTCGACCAGTGGGCGATCACGTCGAACGATTCCAGCGCCCGCTCGCATGCGATCCAGGAGGCCGCCCGCGATGAGTTCGGATTGAGCGGCGCGTCGGAGTGGGACCCGATCGACGGGAACGTCTCGGCGGCGATGGCGAAGGGCCGGGAGATCTACGCGTCGCACGGCGCGGTGTACCGGGACTTCGTGCGGGCGCAGTACGACGGGACCCAGGAGTGGTTCAAGGAGCGGGACGTCGTGTCGGTGGAGTTGTGGCGTGGCGTGAAGGCGTCGTCCACGGAGGGTCCCGGTCTCGCCCCGATCACGGGGAAGGCCCGCACGCGGCCCCTGTCGAGTTGGGCGTACGAGTCACTGGCGGCTGAGAGTTTCGCTGGTGACAACGGCGTGCTCATGCGGGCCGTGGTTCCCGCGTCCAGGATCCTGTCGACGGGCACCACCGGCGTCGGCTGCCTTTCGGAGGCCGAGATGGTCGTCCTGGGCGGCGAGATCGACGTCCACGCCAAGACAACCGCCGACTGGTGGGGCAATAAGTGACCGTGTTCGACGTCGACTTCGACGACGCTCACGCGGACTGGCCGAAGCGGACCGACGACCGTCGAAGTGCGCTGGTGCTCAACGGGTTTACGGCGTCGCGGTCGATGGAGTTGCGGCACCCCGGCCACGCGGACCAGACATCGCATGGGTCGTGGGCGACGGGGGTCGCGCGCGCGGTCGGGTTCGGGCAGGGCGACACCGTCAACGTGATCGCGGGATCGAGGCCGACGACCGGGTACGTCGTCGCACGGAAGTCGGGCGACGAGTTCGCGCCCGGCGTGACGAACGGGATCACGATGTCGGCGCACACGTTCTTCGGGCCGCACGGGCCGAGGCAGTTGGCGCAGTACGTCCAGGCACGCAAGGCCGCGCTCGACGGCGACACCATGGTCGGGATCTGGCATGACCGGGCGCACGCGGAGGTCGCACTCGACCTCGTCGAGGTCGTGCAGGACCGGGGCGGCGCCGTCTCGCTCGGCTCCGCGAACGACCAGCAGGCGATCTTCCACATCGACTCGGGCACGGTCATCGACACCGGCGGCAGCGGCGACAGGAGCCTTCATGGAGATCACGATCGTCGACCCGCCGGTCGAGGAGGACGCGGACCTGGAGGCGTGGGCGGCGACGGTGATCAGCCGCGTCCGCTCTACGACCTGACCGACCTCCGCTTCAACCCGAACCAGCCGCGCGACGCCCAAGGCCGCTGGGGCAGCGGCGGGGTGGGCTCGTGGGCGCCCAGCGAGCAGAACGAGACCGTCGTCGACTCCGATGGCATCACCCGCCGGATCGGCGGCGTCGAGCCCGTCGACTACGACACCCTCCCAGACCGCGCCCGCCAGCACGTCCAGGCGTACGTCGACAAGTACGGCATCGACGTCGACGGCATGGCCGACGACATCGTCGCGGCTTTCGACAACCCGGCAAACAGCGAGCGCGGAATGCGCTGGTACGAGGACGAAATGCAAGCCGATGCCCGAGGACTGGCGCGCGAGTTCGACGTCCCGATCGACGTCGCGATGGGAACGCTCGCGATCACGTCCGCGCGGAACAGGTGGGTGCAAATCGACGGGGTCACGAAACCCAACACGGACACCGCCCGCGCGTACCTGCGCGACTGGCGTGCGGGCAGGTTCGACGGCATGACCGCAGCGGAGGCCGCCGCGACCGTCCAGTCCGGCGGCTACCTGCAACAGGAGGGCTTCGGGACGAACGTCGTCGCGATGCTCAAGGGCGATCGCTCCGTCGCCGACGCCGTCACCGGCGCGAAGCGGACCTCGTTCTTTAACGACGGCACGGACCCGTACGGGTCCCGCTCGATCACGAACGACGTGTGGATGGCGCACTACATGACCCGCAGGTCCAGCGGATCGACGACGGTCGACGAGGCCACCGGCGAGGCCCGCACTGTCTCTGCCCTGACCGACGATCAAGTCCAGTCGGCGCTCTCCTCGCCGCCGCCCGCCTACCTGACGAGTCTGGGGGTGCGGCAGTCGCCCGCGTACGTCGTGCTGTCGACCGCGACGCTGCGCGCACACCAGCGTCTTATCGATGCCGGGCGTATCCCGCCCGACTCCGTCCCGTCCGGCGTCCAGGCGACCGGGTGGATGGCCCAGCCGGGAGGGATCGCATGAGGATGGCGCTGGACGACCTGAGCGACGTCGAGTACGACGCCGCCGCGATCCGTCAGCACACTGCGGGAAAGCCGCCTGTCCGGTCGGCTGACTCCGTCTACCTCGAACCCGGTCTCATCGACTACGCGCATCAGAACTCCGCGGCGTGGGAATTGCTCCGCGAACAGGACCCGGCGGTTGCCGAGCGGCAGTGGGCGGTACTGGACAAGGACTTCGGGCCGATCATCGTGCGGGATCCACGTTGATCACCACGGTTGTCGAGGTCGCGGGCATCGCGCTCATCACGGTCGGCGTCGGCATGCTCGCCGGGGTTCCGGTCGGCCTCATCGTCCTGGGCGTGTTCGCACTCGCCGCCGCTTGGCGAATGACAAGGGAGGGAGGCGCATGAGCCTGCTCTTCCCGAAGCCCCGTAAGCCCGAGGAGCGACTCCTGTCGTCCTCCAGCATCTGGGGGACCGTCGATCCGATCGCCGCGTTCTTGAACGGCTCGAACGCTCAGCCAGCCGACGAGTCGCTGCTGCGGCTCGCGCCCGTGTACTCGGCGACCCGGCTCATCGCCGACCAGATCGCCGCGCTCCCGTGCAGCGCATACACCGAGTCCGGCGGCATCAACGTGAAACTCAAGACCCAGCCGCCGCTCATCGAGGACCCCAGCCTCTACGGCACGCGGTACGACTGGACGCACCGCATGATGACGGGGCTCCTCCTGCGCGGCAACGCGGTCGGGCTGCGCGGATCCGAGTACCGGGGCAGGCCCGGCAAGATCGAATGGCTCGACCCGACGCTCGTGACCTGCCAGGAGTCGATGCCGGGAAAGCCGCTGTACTACAACGGCAGCCCGCTCGTCGAGGGCGAGTTCGTCCACATCCCCGCATACGTGCTGCCAGGAGTCCGGTGGGGGTCATCGCCCATCGGATCGTTCAAGTCCGTCATCGAAGGCGCCCTAGCCGCGCAGGACTTCGCCGCCGACTGGTTCACCAGCGGCGCCCCGGTGCCGAAGGGAATCCTCCGCAACACCGAGCAGCCCGTCGTCGCCGAGGCGGCCAAGGCCGTGAAGGAGTCGTACAAGAGCAACATGTCGCACGGCGACGTGTTCGTCACCGGCAAGGACTGGGAGTGGACATCGGTTCAACTGCCAGCCGACGACGTCCGCTTCATCGAGATGATCCGCG